TTTCTCCTCTCCCAACAGAAAGATTCGGCTTATTTGCCATAGGACGCTCCACTACTACCTAGTACCCAATGATTATCCAATCATACTCTCCGATATGGTTTTCACTTCAGCCACACGATTTAACCAACCTGCACCGAACGTACTAAATGCACTTAATGATTTGTAAAATTCAGTTTTTTCAGCAGCAAAATTTTCTAACAAAGAGCGTGTATTGGCTTGATTGACAGCTTGTAATGTACCTTGTCCTATCACACCGTCAGCAGCAACACCAACAGACTCTTGTAATAATTTAGATGCTCTACCAACACCCATGTTTACAGCAGCATCAAATACAGCGTAATCAACACCACTAGGTAAGTCATCACCATGAACCTTATCCCAATAGAGTTGTTTGTATAAGTCATGTACATCTTCGTCACTAATGTTTTTTAAATCATCTTTTGTAAGATATTGATTACGCTTCCATTCTTTAAACACCGCAAAGGTAATGCCTTTCATCGTAGCTCCTCCCGGGTCAAGAGGGTTGTCACTCCACAATCCCTCGCTCTTGAGAACGTGCGCTAATGAGGACTCGTAATTTTCTTTCATGTCGGTGTACTTTGATGTAATAGTTCATCTTTCTTTTGACTACCGGCAGATGAACCAAAGTAAAAAGATAAAATACCAGCCCAGCCGGTTGATAACGAACCTAACATAATCATTAACTCATCTGACTTAGTGGCATATCCAGTCATCAAAGCAAATAAAATACCGAAGAATCCTGCTGTAACGATGACGGACAATGTTGGTGGCAACCATGAATGAGTTGCTGTTTGCATCTCTCTTGCAGATTTACGGTCATCTACTGCAAGTTTTTCAAAATCTAAACCTAATTCTTGCGCCCTTGCTTGCAATTGAACCTCAGCTTGTTTCAGACTTGCCAACTGGTCAGCAGATAATTTACCGGACTCAATCGTTGATTGAACATCTTTTTCATCAATACCGAGAGCTTTAGATACGGCAGTAACAGCAAGTCCTGCAAGTGGACCACCCAATGCAGTAGCAATTCCGGGAGCAATTTGAGCTAACCAATCCATATCAATCCTTTAAGAGAATAATTAACATCATACAAATTAACGCAAAAATTGTCCACCATTTGAATATGTCATCATCCACGCACAATTTCTTTCTTGGTTCGTTCTTCCGTTACGGTTCGTGTTATCTTAAATTTTATCGGCTTACGTTTTAATTGTTTAATTTCCCAATCTAAAAACACAATGTAAGCAATGAGAAATAACTCAATCAAAAATACAGCAAACCAATACAACACCCAGTTCATACAAGTTTAAAATAATACAAAAGACAGGTTACTACAAAAGCAGCAAACCAACAATATAGCTGTACTCTCTGAACATCTTTTAATTTATGTCCGTAATACAGTTTATTCTCTTTACGTTCTCTTTCCACAACAGTTTTTAACTCTAATACCTTAGACCATTCCTTTTCACCATACTTGCCTTTAAAGTCTTTTTCTGCTTTATTTTCTGCTATGATAATTGCTTTTTGCGATTCATACTCTTCAATCGCTTGATATATAAGAGAATTTTCTCTTACTTCTTCTAGGAGTTTTTTCTTTTTGAGTTGTTGTAACTCTTGTTGAGCCACATCCAAGGCATCGTGTTGGATACCTTCTATTGTTTTAGTAAGCTCTTTACCAGCTTCTCTGGTGGAGTTGAGACTCTCAGATAGTCCCTTGACTCCACTCGCAATTCCGTAATCTTCCATCTGTTAACCTACGCATATAGATTAACCCCCGATAATTAGACACCTTCGCCCGGTGTGAAATAACACTCCGATGTACCTTCACCAATAAATGAAATATACATATTTGAACTAGAAAATTGATACGGTACAGTAAACACTTTAATTGTTCCCGGTACAGATACCAAACAATAAGATGGTGTACCAGCTACCGGTACAGCAGTTGTTACGTTTGCTAAATTGCTCACTGTAAAATAAACAGGTTGACCACCAGAGCCAGTAGGTTGGTGATTAGCAACACACACTTGATTACAAGGACTATCCGCAGTCACTGTAATAGTTTGTGAAGCCGTTGTTACGTTTGCTTTATAAGTTTTACCTTGAGGTTGAAAAGCAATATTATTTGCCATATTAGAACTTCACTTTCTTCTCTGGCTTGCTGGTAGGAGATAATTTAGTGGAATAAGGACCGTCATTAAAATCCCAAACAGACTGAAAACCACCTTTAGGCATTTTACCTAATTGGTATCTGTCATTCATACCGGTGTTGTCGGAAATTTTTTGTGGTCTTACTGGGTCAGCAAATTTCTGTCCCCATGACAAATTATCACCAACAACTAAGTTAGATTTCTTTTGTTTGGTTCCTGTATCGCTCATCTTTACTCTCCATTTTAATAAGTAAAATATAACTGTAGATGCTGAATAATGCAACCACAATCACTCTTTCATATTTTGGGTCCCACATTGTCCAGCAACATAATCCAAAACTCAGACTTAATCCAAGAATAGTTAATAACCGGTCTGAGATGACCCCTAACGCTATACGCACGACAGCAACTGCATCCATGTAAACCCCCGTTTTGATGATTGATATTCACATTCTACTCGTTATCATCATTATCATCAAGTAATCCACTACCCCAACCCTCGTCAGCAATCTTTAATTTAATTGCCTCTAACTTTAACGCTCTATCTAATATCTTCATTTTGTCAGTCAACGTCCACTCTTCATTCGTTTTCATGTCAGCCAACATATTATTGATAGCATCTTCTAAGTCTGGGTTAATACCCTTATCTTGTTTTTTAGGCATTATTGTTCCGATATTCTACGTTGTATTTTTCTTCCTAATTGAGAACGTGAACCTAATCCAGTTCCTAACACTCTTCCCAATGCTTTTGTTTTTGCTCCCAATCCAACAGCAGGTTCTATGGTTGTACCTTCCGCTCTTGAGTTTAATCGTAATTGTTGCCCAGCGTAACCTAAGTCATACAAAGGATGATTAGTTGTTCCTAAACCATAACCGTATATTTGTTGTGCTAAATGATTACCTAAACCTTGTGGACTTATTTTTCCTTGAGTAACAAACCCTTTTTCAATACCGTTAGCTAAAGTCATAGTAGCCGCATATTTTCTATTTGTGTCTATTAATGCCTCTAATAATTGTGGATTTTCACGACCTACCATAGCATCAATTTGTGTAACAAAATTTCTAGCAGCTTCTCTTATTGCACCATCAGTATTTGTGTTAGCAACATCTCTTAAATTTGACCGCAACCTTTGTAATTCTGTACCCGGTATTTTAGCTGTAATATCACCTAGATTCATTGGAGAGTCTGCAAAAGTATTAGGTGGAACAATATCATTAATTAAATTACCTTTCCAATTAGACTTAAAAAATTGGTCAACTTCTTGAACTAATGGTATTGAACCTTTAACTCTTGCATAAATAGATTTCCATACGTCTGCAACACCTTTAAAAAACTTTTCAACAGTATTTGTTGGTGCTTGCGTTGTTGTAATCCAACGTGATGTTTGTTCAGCAAACCATTCATTAAAATTGCGTAAATATGTTTCATAAGAACCTACCGCCGGTAAATCTCTTACACCCGGTCCATATTTATCTGCTGTAATTGGTCTGTGCTGTTCCGTTGTTAAACCACCTTTAGGTAACGTGGCTTTTTGATTAAGATAAGAAGCCATAATTTCTTTTTGTACAGCTTGTGGTGCGTATGCAAATAATTGAAATTCTACATTATGACCAAATTCATGCAATGCTGTAGCTACCGCACCGTTTCTATCTAAATTACTTGAAACAACAATTAAATCACCATCACCTGTTGCTAATCCATATAAAGAAGAACGGCGAGGCGGACCAGAATAAACCTTTGGAGGTTTTGGCAATCCAAGACTATCTGATAATTCGTTGACAGCATTAGTTACATCATCCATCCAAGGTGGAGCTTTTGCGTCACCTTTTAAATACAAAGTTGGAAAATCTTTTCTTACACTTTGTGGGACACCACCAACAGACGGTCCCTGCTTTCGTGTTGTATTTTTTATTCTTTGTTGTAGTTGTTGCAATTGTTGCGTAAGAGCTTCTTCTTGATATCTGTTGACTAAATTTTTAGCAGTACCAATAATTTGACGTGAACCAGCAGGATTTACTCGTTGTTCAAAATCAGATATTTCTTGCAATTTATCAACAAACGGTTTGTCAATTTCAAAATTTCTATTAAATATTTTGTCGTAATTTTTAGAAAGTTTATCTTTTCGTTCTCTTAAAAATTCAGGAGTTATATTTTCTGTTTCTAAACCAGTTTCTTTTGTTGCTTCTCTTGTAAATATTTTTTCATTATTAATTTGTGCCGGTGTTTTATAACCCGGTGAACTAATTGGTTTTTCTGGTCTAAGTTGTGCAGGGTCTAATATAACACCTTTTTTTTCTAAATTTTTTGCCAAGTCTGTAATTGCTGGTTGAGTTTTTCCACCAACGTATTTTTCTGCTAAATATTTTCCAGCCGCAGGAATACCTTTAAATATTCCTAAACCTGTTAACAATCCTTCTTCCGCACCTTTTACACCC